TGTGCCCCCATCGCTCTGATAGTCTGGTGTCGTCGGGTCCTTCCTGGAATTATGGCCCGTTACGGGGCGGCGACCTCGCGGTTTTTATCTGTTTATGAGAATTTTCCGGCAAAAGTCAGATCCGATCTTCTTCTCTGTAACAGACTGTTTAACAATGAAAATATTAAAAAAAGAAAGGATCTGACACGAGGCATTTTAGCCAGAAAATGCCATTATCAGATCCTTTCTCATTTTTGTTCAATAATTGCGCGTCTGTTACTCGCCTTTCTTCTGTAGCAACTTTTCCGGTACGTTTCCGGTTGTTTCTTTCAAGTAATCAGCCAGTATCTGTGGGAGGTTGTCGGCAACTCTGGCACTGGCATTACAGGCTTTAACCACTTCCCTTTTAAGCCTGTCCAGCATGGCGGGGGTAATCTGTGGGAAGCTCCTTTGCATAGTAAGCGGGAGGATGTCCATGATTGATGAAATCTGACTCGCCAGCTTTGAAAGCGCGTACAGGCAAAACTCAGTATCAATCACGTCACCGCGATCGCGATCGTTTTTAAGTTCCTGCGCCTCTGCCTGTGCTGTCAGTAATCTGATCCTGACTCGTAAAAGTTCATCATCGTCAATCTCGCCTTTGTCGTTTATAAGCTGGCTAATTGCATTGTTAACCCTATTTTCTATCACGCTGGCAACATCATAAAACGCCTCACGGCCTTTACGCTCAACGGGAGTTACTCCCCACTTGTCGAACGCTGTCGCACTTACACGGCAGCTTTTCGCCATGTTTTTTTTGTTCATCAGATGAGATTTCATTAATACACCAACTTAATTACTGCTTCAGGTTGGTGTATTGCTTGCATCTTTCCCTTTTCATTCATAAAGATAGATCAAACAACAAAACCACCACCACCCCCCTGAAAAGGCTCATAAATAGCGAAAATCCGCGAGGTCTCCGCCCCGTAACAGGTCCATATGCCGGAAAGGACCCGCAAAAAAGCCGGATTTCTCCGGCCTTGTCTCAGATGGTTTTCAGTATGCGATCGATGTCGCCGTCATCGCCCGGGTTTCTGCCATCGTATGCCATGCCAGCTGATACGGCTTGTGGGCTGTGCATGTCCATAAAGTTTTCAAAGGCTGCGGTAAGCTCTGGTGCAACCTTCGGGCGTTCCTGCTCTATGGTCATGTTCAGGATGTTTTTAGCCGTATCAACATCAATACAAGGCACGTTTGCCATTGCACGTAACAGCGGCTGATAGTCGTCAGATTCATGAAGCGCCATAATCGCATCAGCGCGCGGCTTGTCCTTCTCTTCCAGGCTGTTAAGTTGATATACGGCCTCGTAGGTTGATAAACCTCTGTCAGCCATTGCCCGCGCTTCGGCTTTAAATTTACTCGCCAGCGGTAGCGTCATGATACTTTCATTCGTTGCCATCGTTCCCCCTGCTTATCGCGCCAGCGGCTGAACGGATACGCCAGAACCCGCAAAGGCGGCGCATTTTTTCGCGTCGGTGTCGGCGCTCTCAGGCCAGTTAACGGCGGCAATATTGAATATCCCCGTCTTGTAGCACTGTGCTGATTTCTGCGTCGACGTGTCCACGGGGTACGAGGTCAGATAAACAGCCTTGCCAGATTCCTGACCATCCCACGGCTTAAACTCGCCATTTTCCGCCAGCATCAGCGGGGTAAATTCCTGAATAACGCCAGCATCAGCAGCAAAATGTACCAGCGTCGTGGATACCTGCTGACTACCTGCAAATAACTCAATGTATGGAGTGTCCATAGAATCCCCCCGTTAACCAATTTTGACGATAACAAATTTGCGAATATCTGCCGGTACCGGCTGCGGTGCGCTGTGCGTCTGCACGTACTCAATCGCCGGATCGCCGTCCTCAATCCAGTTTTTCGGGTAAAACATGTTTTGCGTTGCGCCCGTTCTGACCGCTTCCTGATCCATAATCGCACCATAGGCCACCAGCCCTTTATTGTTGGTGTTACCCAGGACCAGCAAATCAGGCTCAAGGAAATATTTTTCGGTGCCGTCGCTGTCAGTGTATTTGCCGGAATAGACGACAAGGGCAATATCGCCCAGATAGCCTTTAAAGCTCACCACTTCACCCAGGTTTTTACAGGCCAGTTCTGCGGCGTGAGGTAGCCTGAGTTTAACGGACAC